GTTCCAAAAGATTGTAAAATTAAGGACATCTTTTAATAATCCTTCTCTTTCTTTTTTCATATTATAATGGAAAAAGAAAGAGAAGGAGATTTTAATATGAGTTTAATTAATTTAACAGGGAAAGATTTTACATATTGGCATGTAATAGAAAGAGATAATAGCGTTAAGAAAAATCAAGCTTATTGGAAATGCAAATGTAAATGTGGAACTATAAAAAGTGTATCTGGCACAGCTTTGCGAAATGGAACTTCAACCTCTTGCGGATGTAGAAAAAAAGAAATAGCTTCTAAATTAGGACAGCAACGATTTAAAGACTTATCTAATCAACAATTTGGAAAATTAAAAGTAATTAGCTTAGATGGAAAAGATAATCATGGCTGTTACAAATGGTTATGTGAATGTGAATGTGGAAATTTTATTTCAGTAAGAGGAGCTAGTTTAACAGAAAAAAACACTAAAAGTTGTGGAAAATGTAATAATATATCTTTAGGAGAGCAAAAAATTAAAAAATTATTAGAAGAACATAATATTTATTTTGAACAGCAAAAAACTTTTAAAAATTGTAAATATCCTGATACGCAATCATTAGTAAAATTTGATTTTTATGTAGATAATAGATATATTATTGAATATGATGGTAGACAACATTTTAAAGCAGATAAAACTAAAAATACATGGAATACAGAAGAAAATTTAAAAAGAACTCAAGAAAGAGATAAGTTTAGAAATGACTGGTGTAAAGAAAACAATATTCCTATTATTAGAATATCATATAAGGATTTAGATACTTTTACTTTTCAAGATATATGGATACCAGAGGATTGCACTTTATCTGCGATATTTTGAAAATTTTAAAAATTTTTGGTATAATAAATATATGAAAGATGAAAGAAATAAACGCATAAAAAGAATTGCTCAAAAAATTGTAAACCTAGAAGAAGAGTTGCAATTGGGCAAAAATGTTAAAGAGAATCAACAGAAAATTGAAGATATAATGTCTTCCCTTTCAGTTGAAGATATGTTACAAATAGATGAATATATAACCAAGAAAAAATTATTGACAAAATAAAAATTTTTTGGTATAATATTTATATAGATAAAAGATGAATATTCTAATAAAAAGTTCATCTAACATTACAAATTATTTTATAATATTTTATTTAAAGGAGAACATTAAAAATGGCATTAAAAGAAAATTCAAGAAAAGTATTTGACTATGTAAAGAGTATTAACGGAGCTAATGTTACAGCAGCAGATATTGCTGAAGCAACAGGTTTAGAGGTTAAAAGTGTAAATGGTATCGTTACTTCTGCATTCCAGAGAAAAGGTCTTATGGAAAGAATTCCTGCAGAAATTGAATTAGAAGATGGTACTCATAAGCCAGTTAAATTTATTAAGTTGACAGCTGAAGGCGAAGCTTTCGACCCAGATGCTCCAGAAGAGAAAGCTGAATAATTTAGCTTAACTTTATATAATAGATTTGGGTGAAACTAGAATGTTTCACCCAATTTTTTTATCGAGAAATAAGTATGATTTATTTAAGTATATTTTTAATAATTGTAAGTATTATTCTTTTTATAATTGGGTATAAAAATCTTACTTTAGCAAAACAAATTAAAAATACTAAAGAACAAGATTTAATTCAAACAAAAGAAAAAATACACCAAGCTCAACAAGAAATTAATAATCTTTACTATGAGAAAACAAAGTTATTAGAAGATATAACAAAAGAAAAACAAAATCTTGCAGTAAACTATGAAAATGAAAAAAATAAAATTTCTGAGCAAATAAAATTATATAAAGATAATACTTCTTATGCTAGTGAACAATATTTGCACACTCTAGAATTAAGTTATGAAAAAGCAGAGTTAGATTATTATAATAATTTGAAAGCTTTAGAAGAGAAAAAAATCGCAGCGACTACAGAACTTGAAAAGATAAGAAGTGCATTAAATGCAGCTACAAAGGCGCAACTCCGCGAACGAGAAAAAGAAGAGAAACTTCAATTTTATAAATTATCTCTTTCTACTATTGATTTAGAGGATGTTGAAAAATTAAATACAATAAAATTATCTTTACATCAACCTGTTGTTTTGAGCAAATTGATTTGGTCAACTTATTTTTTAAAACAATCTACAGAAATGTGTAATCGTATTTTAGGAAATAAAAAAATTTGTGGTATTTATAAAATTACAAATTTAAAAACACAACAGTGTTATATTGGACAGTCTGTTGATGTTGGTCAAAGATGGAAAGACCACATTAAATGCGGTCTTGGAATAGAAGCTTCCGCAACTAATAAACTTTATAAAGCAATGCAAAATGATGGAGTGTGGAATTTTACTTTTGAACTTTTAGAAGAGTGTTCAAGAATAGATTTAAACGAAAAAGAAAAATTCTGGATTGAGATGTATCAATCTGATAAACTAGGTTATAACTCAACAAAAGGAAATAATTAAATGGGAAAGATAATAATTAGCGAAAGAACAGTTAAAGACCCAATTACTTTAATTGGTGAGATGGCAGGAGTTTGTTATGGAGCTCCTACAGATGATGCTCAAAAAAATTATAAACGTGGTATTCATAATTTGGAATCTGGTCATGGTAGAACATGGGAATTTCCAGATGTATATCTTACTCTTGATGGATATAGCGCCAGAGTAATGCGGGAATGGTATACTCATATTGGAGGCGCTCCAACTAGACTACAAGCATCTACAAGATATATTGATTATGCAAATGAAGGTTTTGAATATATTATTCCTCCTTCTATTGCTAAAAATCAAAAAACTAAAGACATATGGGATAGATTAATGGCAACTGTTAATGGAGTATTAAATGATTTGGAAGAAACATATAATATTCCACATGAGGATACAGCAAATGGACTTCCGCTTGGTATGACAACAACAGTAGTTTGTAAAATAAATCTTCGTACTTTAATAGATATGTCTCATCAAAGAATGTGTACTTGTGCATATTGGGAGTATAGAGAACTTTTTAATGATTTATGTAAAGCTTTATCAGATTATTCTGAAGAATGGGCAAAGCTAGTTAAAGAGCAGTTTAAACCTAAATGTGAATTTATGGGACATTGTAACGAAGGCAAAAGAAGTTGCGGAAAACAAACTTTATAGTTTTACTAATTGATTTACTAATTAAAATATGTTATAATATAAATATAATGAAAAACATATTAAAGAAAGGTAATTAGTAATGACAAATAAAGAAAAATTTATTAATTTTATTCAGAAAGAAGTCTTCGACCATGAAGATATTTATATGGAAGGAGATGCTGAAACTTGGGAGGCTGTGAAACAATATTGGAATGATTTTTGTTCTGCTAAAACAGCTCCTAAACCAGAACTTACTGAAAATGGTAGTAAGATATTAAAATATATGCAAGAAACTTGTGACAAATTTAATAATATCTTTAAATCAAAAGAGATTGGAGAAGGTTTATTTATGCCATCTCGCTCGGTATCTGGCTCAATGAAAAAACTTATTACGGAAGGTTTTGTTGAGAAAATTGGTTCAGACCCAGTAGCATATGCTATTACAGAAAAAGGTAAAAATAAAGTAATCTAAGTAAAATTTGACACAATTAAAAATTTTTGATATAATATAAATATGAAATAAATTTGATTTTAAGAAAATATAAGGAGATAAAATTAAATGAGAAAGAATATTAATACAGAACATATTGAAGGTAGAATTTATCAACACGATTTAGCAGTAAAAACAGTTCAGAATAATGCGTCTGCAAATTTTGGAAAAGAGTTTATTTCTGGTACTCTTGATATTGCAACAGATGAAGAAGGTTGTAATGTATTAACAGTACATTTTACTTATGTAACTGAAACAACTAAAAATGGTGGAAAAAATTCAACTTTTGTAGCTTTACAGAAAATTATTAATGAAGGAAAAGCATGGATTACTGATGGAAAAGATGCAGCTACAAAAGTAAAGGTTGATACTGCTTTAGCTTTAAATGATTTTTATGCTCAAGATGATTCTCTTGTATCTGTAAAAACCAATGAAGGTGGATTTGTAACATTAGTTAATGAGCTATGTGATGTTTCTGAAAGAAATACATTCCAGGCAGACATGGTAATTACAGCAGTTGTAAAAACAGAAGTTGATGAAGAGAAGAATATTAAAGAGCCTTTCGTAACTCTTAGAGGAGCAATTTTTAACTTTAGAAATGATTTACTTCCTATTGATTTTGTTGTAAGAAACGAAGCAGGTATGAAGTATTTTGAAAACTTAGAAGTTACTAATGCGTCTCCTGTATATACAAAAGTATGGGGTAAAATTACTTGTAATACTTCTACTATTGAAAGAACAGAAGAATCTGCTTTTGGTGAGGCGGCTGTTAAAACTTATGAAAGAAAAACTAAGGAATGGGTAGTTACTGGAACTGCAAAACTTCCTTATGAGTTTGGTGATGAACAAGTTTTAACTGTTGATGAATTAACAAAAGCATTACAAAATAGAGAAGTTTACTTAGCAGATAAAAAGAAAGCTAATGATGAATACAAAGCATCAAGAGCATCTACAACTCCTGCGGCAGCTTCTTCACCTGTTCCAACCGCAGCTAAAGGAACATTTAATTTTTAATATAAGGGATTAATATCCCTTATATTACTTTGATAATAGAAATAAGGAGAGAAAGATAGAAAATGATTGATTTATTAAATATCGTTCCTCACCAAGTAAGTCGCGATTTAAGAGGATATTCAGTATTCTTTTATGGTGAGCCAAAGAGTGGTAAAACAACTATTGCAACAAAATTTCCAAGACATATGCTTTTAGCTTTTGAAAAAGGTTATAATGCTATTCCTGGAGCAATGGCTCAACCAGTTAATTCTTGGGCGGAATTTAGAAAAGTATTAAAACAGTTAAAAGATGAAAAAGTAAAAGAAAAATTTGAAACTATTATCATTGATACTGTTGATATTGCATATGACCTTTGTGAAAAATATATCTGCGCTAACGCAAAACGTTCTGATGGCGGTTTTGGTGTAGATGCAATTGGAGACATTCCTTTTGGTA